TGAACTGACGAAGGCAGGCGTGTATGATGGCTGCTCTTTCGAGTTCTGGCCTGACAAGTACGACGTAGAAGAGCGCGAGGGCAAAGTACCATTGGTTCGCCACACTCACTTCCGCGCCATCACAGCCATTACTTTGGGTATGGACCCAGCCTACCTACAAACATCACTCCATGCTCGCGAGCTCTACGACCAGACCCCTGGTGGCAAGGCAGAGAAGCAGGCTGAGGAAGAGCGCGAGCAGCGCGAAGAGCAGGAAAAGCAGGAGGCTATACAGCGCGAGATGCACCGTCGCTTGGAGCACCTACAGCGTCTTGCCGACTTCGAGCGAAACATCGAATAACTCTCTTTTTTTAATAACCATTTTTTAACCGATTAAAGTATGGAAAAGAAAACATTTGCACAGCTCCGTGAGCAGCGTCTTGCTGCTAACGAGAAGCTCGGCGACATCTACGTGAAGGCCGCCAACCGTGAACTGAATGACGAGGAGAAGATGCAGGTTCTCAACCTCACACGTGAAATCGAGATGTGTGAGCGTGAGATGAAGGGCATCAACCTCGATGTATCTAACCAGGAGGCTAACGCAAGCCGCGAGAAGGCAAACATTGCCAAGTCTTTCCGCTCTCTCCTCTCTGAGGCTGCAAAGACAGGACAGAAGCGTGAGATTCTGCTCTTCCCTACCGACAGCAACGTCAAGGGCAACGTGACCGCTTCTGGTGCAATCGAGCTCTCCATTAAGGAGATGATACCTACTCTGCATGAGGGTCTCGGACTGCCACAGGGTCTCGGTATCGTAACTGGCGTGGAAGGCGACGAGCTGTGGCCTGTAAGCGTGAACGACGTGGAGATGGAAGAGCCAGGTGAGGTTGGAGCACTCAACGACCAGATTCTTGAGTTCGAGAAAATCACTCCTACTCAGAACCGCGTAGGCTTGAAGGTGCCTGTTTCTAACATGGCTATCGACAACGCTGCATTCGACCTCATGGCATTCGTGCAGACTAAGTTCGAGATTGCCCTCCGTGAGTATCTCGCTAAGAAGATCTACTCTCAGGCTAACTGGGCAAAGAACAAGGGTCCGTTCTCTGGCATGACAGCCAAGAACATCGAGCTCGGTGCTAACGCTTACGAGAACATCCTCACCGCCGTTGCTGAGTTCTCTGATAAGGGCTTCTATGAGGGCAACGTCTGCATCTCTATGGACCGCGTGACTGAGGCTAAGCTGAAGGCTACTCCTAAGATTGCAGGTGCCGCTGGTGGCTTCGTAATCGAGAACGGCCTCTGTGCTGGCTACCCTTACACCGTTAGCCACTTCGTGAACCGCACCCTCAACTCTGCTGGCAAGCTCGTGCCAACAGCTGACCGCTTCATTGAGATTGGCTATTGGGAGTTCTTCGCTCTCCAGCAGCACGGTAAGGTTCGCTTGGTGATTGACCCAATCACTCTCGCTGACAAGAACGTGACACGTGTCATCCTGAACACCGCTTGGTCAATGACTGACCTCTCAGTTTACATCAACGGTGCCGACAACGAGTCACAGGCATTCGGACTCTACAAGATTGTCGAGCCAGAACCAACTGAAGGCTAAAAATCTCTCTCCGTAACTATTCATAGTTCGTTTTCTGCCGCAGGTGTGTGGTCACTGACCTGCGCCTGTGGCTTTTTATTAACATTAACCCCGACTAACCAATCACACTATATGTCACTCCAAACCGACATAATATTCGCCAAAGCACTCAAAAGCAATGCAGACCTGATGGCAGAACTGCCAGCAGGCAACGTGTATAACACCGCCATTGCATTGCCTGACGAAGAGGCTGACAACGCTCCCGTCCCTTATATCATTGTGTCTTTTAACGGACTGAACAACCAGGACACCACAAAAGACAGCTCATATCAGGGACTGACCGACACTGTTACGGTGGGCATCACCATCGCAGCACGCACGAGGGTGGAGCTGGCAGACTTGGCAATAACGGCAAGGCAGACCATTGAGGAATACCTAAAGGCACAGCGACCAGGCGACGAGGACTACGAGCTCGTGCCTAATGCAATAACCTTGCAGGCTGGTGCTGTTCAGTACGATTCACTCAAACCTTGCTACTGGCAGGAACTGACATATCAGTGTGATACTAACCCAGACTAACGTATGGCTAAGGATAAAAACGAAGAGAATGTGGCAACAACAGAGGCAGCAGCACCAGAAGCAACAACAGAAGCAACAGCAACGGAGACAGCTGCACCGGCACAGCCACAGACCATCATCTTAACATCACCAACGCAGGACGGATTATTTCATAAGTTCCTCGACCTCAAAAAAGAGCACAAGGACGACACTACCATTGTGGGTGCCGTTGCTCACAACTACGAGACTGGCGAATACACCCTCCGTGTTGACATTATCTAACTTTTTAACACCCAAAAACTATGATACTAAAAGGACAGAATTTTCGCATCTTGTTCTTGAATGACGCTGGCAACTTTCAGTGCATAGGAATGTCGACCAACTGCTCAGTTACGCTCACGGGTAACACCGAGAACAGCGAGCACAAAGACATCGTAGGCAATTTCGCTCTGCCTGATATTTCCAGCAAGAGCTGGCAGGTGCAGGTGGACTCACTCGACGTGACCGACACCGCCGCTATGCTCACCGCTATCAAGAGCGGCAAGAAGTTCCATTTGCAGTGGGATAAGACCAGCACAAGCGACAACCAGACACCACAGGATGCCAACTACGCATACAACGGCGAGGCGTTCTTGACAGATGCAACATTCCAGTTTGATAACCGAACTAATAGCACAAAGAGTCTGCAATTTAGCGGTAGCGGTCCACTCAGCCAGGGACTCTACACAGAGGACTTTGACGCTATCAATCCTGCTGGATTCACAAAGGGTCAGTTTGTTCGTCTCTTTGTTGGCGACAACAACACAGCAGAACCTTCAAAGGTTTTGGCGAGTGCCTTGACGTGCAGCCTCCATGTGAGCGTTACGCTTGAGGATGCCACAACTAAGGACACCACAGGCGATTGGATTGTTCAGGAGCCAACAGGCATCAGTTACGACATCTCTACATCTGCCATGATGGAGAATGACGAGACCATTACCTCACAGGTGCAGGGTCAGACAATAGCCAACCTTGAGACTATCTACAGAAACTCACAGCCTGTGAAGTTCAAGATTGCAAACACAAGCGGCGACAACAACCGCACGGCAACCACGACCATCGTGTCAGGCTCGGTAGTGTTCACCAGCCTTGAGTTGCAGGGACCAAACAGGCAGACAGCACAGTACAATGCCACTCTGCAAGGCTACGGTCCTTATGTGGTTTCCGCATAAACCCTTATCTCCTTTCACGCCCTGCCTGTCATTCGCGCGTCTTTTTGGGCAGGCAGGGCATTTTCAGTTTTGGCAGTCCGATTTCGGCTGCCCTCGTTCCGTCTGTTGCTGTATCACAGCAACCCAAACCCTTAACCCAATAATAAACGAATTATGAAGACAGAGACCATCAAGATTGCAGGCAAGAAAGTTTCCATTGCCTATTGTTACGCCACAGAACTGGCATACAAAGATTACACGAACGAAGACATTACCGACTTCATCCCTGAAATTATCAACAGCACCCAGGCAGGGCAGATGCCCGACACAAAGAAATCCATCTACCTGATTCTGTCTGCTATAATGGCAGCAGCGCAAAGCAAAGACGAAGAGCCTGCCATAAGCGACAAGGAACTGATGTTTGAGGCTTCTCCTGAAGACATGGGCAACGCCCTCGCCAGCATCATCCTGCTGCGCTTAAAGTTCTATAATATTCCTCTCGGAGAACCTAAAGATAAACCAAGCAAGGGAGGGAAGAAGTCAAAAAACTCATAACCGCCCACGAGATATACCAGCTACTCGTGGGCGAGATAGGAATCGACCACCACACCTTTATGTATGACCTCACGTTCTGGCAGGTCCGTCGCATCATCAGAGGCTACCGTAAGCGCAGCACCCTCACCCACCAGATGCTTGCCGAGGTGGTATTCTCAAGCATATACACAATGCGAGACCCAAAAGGCAAAACGGTTAAGGACCTTTTCCCAGCACTCTTCGAAGATGAAGACGAAGAGGTAGCACCGCCACTCACTGAGGCAGAGCAACAGGAATTGCAAGAGCTCATGAGGAATACTACTATATGAATATTGAGTTGTTTTGTATTTAATACCAAAAGGACACCCATCGTGAGACGGGTGCCCTTTGTTTTTACCATTCGCCTATATGCGGCGATAGCCAGTCTTCATTCATTGATATTGTCATGCTGCCACCACTTGAGAACAGATTGCCCGAATATTCAGTGCTACGGTTGCGCAAGAACGGTGCATCCGTGATGGTAGCCTGACCGAGAGTGACATCAGCACTGGTAGCAGTGCGCACCACAACAGACGCATTCCATTCATCGGTACCGCTTATTGAGAACACACCCATTGACAGCAACCCCGTCGTGCCTACATACGAAGAAGGCACTGCAAGACTGATGGTGCTATTGCTCGAAGCGACTGGAGCATCATTCACGTAGTCATAACCATAAAACCACTGCGACGGAGTGACGCTGATAGTTGCACACGATGCAGGCACTTCATCTATACCCGTCACCTTCAACTTCGTAACTATCCTGTCCATCGTCACAGCACGATTGCCGTTGCTCGTGTTCACCACGCTCACCTCATAGTCCTTTGCGAAGGTATCACGCACAGAACCCCACGTGATAGTGTGCTCGTCAGTATCAAGCACAGGGGTAGCACCGCGACTGGCTATAAAATAAACATGGTGCGAACCATACGCGAGCATCATGGTAGGCTGACCCCAATCGGCATCCGTTGGCACCTGGTGCAACTTCTGCACAAGCTCGCCGTTCATGTAATCAAGCACCCAAAGGTCCGTCATGTTAAGGCTGTTAGCATTCAGGTACGTGGCAGCCTTGCTCAGCACTGCATCCACATCTTCATCCATCGGCTTGGTGCTCACCGTAGTCTTCACCGTAAACGTGAACTTCTTACTCTTACCCTCAGCAGCAGGCACTCCATCTTGTATTGGCACATCGCCATCCGCTATCTGTTGACATCCTACCATGAAGAATAACACCCCACATACTACCACCAGGGCGCACAGCACCCTGACGGCTACAACATCAATTTTTC